CCTGTTCGCCATGATGTCCGCCTTCGGTTTGAACGCCAATCAGTCCTACGTCACCCTGCTGGGCAACTGGGGGATGCTGATCATGGGCGCCTACTTTGGCGGCAGAACTATTGAAAAATTGGCTGACATAAGGGGCGGAAAATGAGCTTATCGCAAGAGCAAGCAGCTTTCCTGTTGGATATGTGCAAGTTGATCCAGCACGCCACGGAGCAGGGTTTTGTGGTCACTGGCGGGGAATTAGCCCGCACCCCTGAGCAGCAGGCCATATACTTCAAGACAGGGCGTTCCAAAACGATGGACTCCATCCACCTAAAACGCTGCGCTATCGACTTGAATTTCTTCAAGGATGGGAAGATAATATGGGACAAGGGGGTTTTGGCCCCCATCGGCGCATATTGGGAGGGTTTGCACCCCAAAAACCGTTGGGGCGGCAACTTTAGATCGTTGGTCGATTGTCCGCACTTTGAGAGAAACGTTTAAGGATATCCGATGGCAACCACGGCATACGCTCTGACTTACGATAATCTGACAAGTCTGGTCCTCCAGTACCTTGAGCGCTCTGACACCGCCGTCGTTAACTTCATCCCCACGGCCATCATGCTGGCCGAGTTTGAGATCGCAGAGAACATCAAGACCTTGGGCCAGATGATCGTGGCCGATGGGAACATGACCTCCGGCAACCCGGTGATCGCCAAACCAGCCCTGTGGCGCAAGACGGTGTCCATGACACTGACCACCACTGCCGGAAGTAAACAACCTATTTACTTGCGCAAGCTCGAGTATTTAAGCAGCTATTCGCCCGAAGTGTCTACGACAGGGACCCCGCTGTACTACTCTGACTACGATTACGACCACTGGTTCGTAGCCCCCACGCCAAGCGCCAATTTCGCCTTTGAGGCGCTTTGCTATACCCGCCTGACGCCCCTGTCCTCCAGCAACCAGACCAACTGGTTGACCCGTAACGCGCCTAACGCCCTGCTGTTTGGCACGCTCAAGCAGACCGCGCCATTCCTCAAGGACGATGCGCGCCTTGCGGTCTGGACCCAGATCTTTGATACCGCAATTGGCGCCCTCAAGCTCGAGGACCAACTGCGCGTCGGTGACCGCCAAGCTATTGTTCAGGACTCCTAACCATGACGACATACACCAACCCCTTTACCGGGCAGACGATCAACCCATCGTCGGTCAGCTACGAGTCGCTGTCGATAACGACAAACACGACGCTGGACTGGCCAATCAATGGCACTACGGGCATCCCGGCCAGCAACATCATTGACATCACGGCCACCGCTGGCCTCTCTTTGACGCTGCCGCCCGCATCGCAGGTATCCACTGGGCAGACCATACTGATCCGCAATATCGGCAGCAATTCGATTACCGTAAAAGGCTACAGCACTGACAACACCGGCCCCACAGTGGTGGCCATCTCCTCTGGTGTGGCCAACTACATCTACCTGACCAGTAACTCTACTGACGCAGGCACTTGGGCCACCGTGGTGCTTGGCGCGGGTACATCCTCCGCCAACGCGGCCACCCTCGCTGGGTACGGCTTGCAGGCCATCGGCACCACGCTGAACCAGATCTACTCGGTAGACAATTACTATTCAAACGCCACTTTGCCAGCGACCGAGCAAGCGCACTTTGTGGTTTGGGGCGGAGGTGCGGGGGCAATCACCATGCCTTCGGCGGGAACGGTAGGTGAAGGGTGGTTCTGCCAACTCCGCAACAACGGTACCGGCATCCTGACCATTACGCCTGCCGGTACGGACACCATCGACGGCAACGCCAATCAGCAATTGCAGCTTACCGAGTCACTGGTGATCGTCTCCAACGGCACCGGCTGGAACACGTTTGGCTATGGGCGCTCCAACAGCTTTGCGTACACCCTGCTGTCCCTCTCGGTTACCGGCGGAACGACTACCCTAAGCGCAACTCAGGCCGCCAATACGATCCAGATCTACGCTGGGACGCTGACGTCCAATCAGATCATCGTTGTCCCGTCTACCGTACAACTGTATTCGATCACCAACAACACGACAGGTGCTTTTACTTTCACCGTAAAAACGTCAGTTGTGGGCGGCGCAACAGTAGTCCTAGGGCAAAGCTCTACGGTTATTTTAATTTGCGACGGAACCAATGTTTATGCGGCTTCCGGCTCCGGCGGCGGCGCAAGCTCATTCACGAGCATTACGCTAGGAAATGGATCGGCATCGGTGCCATCTCTTAAATTTACGGGCGACCTTAACTCTGGCATATTTTTGCCATCAACAAGCCAAGTTGGCATGGTCGCGGCTAACACGCAAGTCGGTTATTGGAATGCGTCTGGGCTGACCATGGCAGGCACTGGAACCTTCGGTACTGGAGTTACTGGCGGCATCGCTGGGGGTACGTTCTAATGACCCAAAAAGTCGTATCCATGGAGATCCCCGCTGGCATCCAGCGGGATGGTACGGTATTTGACTCGCCGTGCTACGTGGACGGCAAGTGGGTACGCTTTCAGCGGGGACGTCCCCGCAAGATCGGCGGATTTGACGGCATCTTCTTGAACGCCGCAGGCATATCCCGTGGCATGGCCATGACCGCCGTGAACGGGTTTAACTACGTTGTCTCTGGATACAACAACGGCCTCCAGCAATGGATCACTGGCCCAAGCGGCGGCGTGGGTTCGGGCCCGTACAACTACAGCCTGAGCGACTTCACGGCCAACGACAACAACCTGTGGCAGTTTGATATTGCCTACGATAGCACCGGCAACAACACCAACAACTTGGTGGCGCACCCCGGTCAAAACCTGTCCTACATCACCTCAACAACAAACACCCCTGTGCTTTTTGGCACGTTTCCGGGCTCTACGGGCAGCCTGACCATGTCCAAAGTGGGCGTGTTTACTGCGTCTGGAACTACCACCATTACGAGCACCACGTTTACGTTGGCCACAAGCAATGTGCGCGTCGGCGCTGGCCAAGCCATTACCGGCACCGGCATCCCCTCGGGCACCACGGTGGTATCGGTTACCGGCACGACCGTGATCATGTCGGCAGCGGCTACTGCGACTGGGACTATCACGGCCACCTTTGACAACAACATCGCCGTCTCCGGCGGCTGCGTGGTGATCCACCCGTACCTGTTCGTGTACGGCAACAACGGGCTGATCCAGAACTCCAGCGCTGGCGACTTCTCCAACTGGGTCGCGGCGGACGCCAACGCCAACAACGTGGCCACCGGCAAGATTGTCAAGGGGCTACCTATCCGTGGCGGCTCCACGTCGCCGTCTGGCCTGTTCTGGGCCGCTGACGCCCTTATCCGCGTGAGCTTCCAGCCATCCACCGTGGGTGGCGTGAACTACTACTGGGGCTACGACTTGGTCAGCAGCCAGACCTCGATCATGTCATCGAGCAGCGTGATCGAGTACGACGGCATCTTCTACTGGGCCGGTGTGGACCGTTTCCTGATGTACAACGGCGTGGTCCAAGAAATACCGAACAACAACAACCAGAACTACTTCTTTGACAATATCAATCTTGCCCAGCGCCAAAAGGTCTGGTGTACCAAGGTTCCTCGTTGGGGCGAGATATGGTGGTTCTACCCCAAAGGCGACGCCACTGAATGCACCGACGCGGTAATCTACAACGTGCGCGACAAGACATGGTACGACGCAGGGCAAGCCGTAGGAGCCCGGCGTTCTGCTGGCGTGTTCTCTGAGGTGTTTCCCAAGCCCATCTGGGGCGGCAACGAGGCCAACTCTGCCGGGACGTATACGCTGTGGCAACATGAAACAGGCGTGGATCAAGTCTATTTGACCAACGTAGACGCGGTCCAGAGCTATTTTGAAACCTACAGCATCGGCACCCTTGGCGGCCTTGTTGGCACCCAGCAGCAGCCCGGCGATAACCGGTGGACCCGGCTAGAGCGCGTGGAGCCTGACTTTGTGCAGGTCGGCGACATGACCGTGGTGGTCACCGGCCAAGGCTACGCGGAAGACGTCATCGTGGAGTCGGACCCGTACACGTTCTCGCCAACCACGCTCAAGGTCGACATGCGTGAGCAGCGCCGCGAGATGCGCCTGCGCTTTGAGAGCAACACGTTTAATGGCGACTACCAAACAGGCCGGGTGATCCTGTCCGTGACCACTGGCGACGTCCGCAGTACGGGGAACCCATGATCTACCCACGCGAAGTCTACGATCCCCGCAATCTCACTTGGGATTACTGGTGCTCGCTCATGTCCGAACTATTTGCGGCCAACCAGCTCGGCACCGTGCCGGAAGAACAATGGCAAGACTGGGCCAACGCAATCGCGGGTATCGGACGCTTTACCGGCGCACCGGATGGCCGCAACTTTGCAACGTGGCAAGATTGGGCGCAGGCGCTCAATAACGCTTTGAGGAAATAATATGCCGGGCAACAGCAGAGATCAAGCAGCGCCAATAACCACTGGGGCGTTGCCTATTAGCAGCCCGCCTGCTACGCAGGCCGAGATTGACGCCGCAAACGCCAAAGCCGCCGCGATCTCTAGCGCGGTAGGCACTACCGTAGACTTTATTTACCCCATGCGAACGGTGCATGGTGGAGCGCTTGCGGAAGATACAAGTGCTGCCCCAATCGGGTTTAAGTACGACAACGGTAATGCGCAGTATGTGAACATGGATCTCAGTGGCCAGCCAACTGGCATCACAGAGCGTGGCCATGGCATAGCGAATCAACTTGGCAATATGGCCAATGACATGAAGCCAATTATTCTTGCGGCAGCAAGTGGTGGCGCGTTTGGCCCAGAAGGAATTTTGGCCAGCAGGATTGTCAACGCGGGAACAGCAATTCAAAGGGGCGACACGCTTGGTGGGTTGTCTCAGCTTGCTGGCATTGCAAAAATGTCGGATACCGCCACCGCTCTTAGCGTCGCAAGGGCTATTAACAATAAAGACTTTACGTCTTTGGCTACTGCCGCATTAAGCAAAACGGATAGCGGCAAAGGCATAGGCTCAACCGAAATTTTGCCAGATCTAACTGTTCGGAGCGCGTTTAATTTGGCTTCAGCGGTCAATGGTCTGACTAGCACAAATCCAAGAACAGTTATAAATTCGCTTGTAGACCTGCAAGACCGAGCGCCAGACCTCTTTAATTCGGTCACCTCAGCCGTGACGGGCAGCGGCGGCGGCGATACCACTCTCCAAAGCTATTTGAATGACAGGTTTGCTGGCGGCGAAGGCGAAGATGATATTAGCAGCGCGTTGGATGCAATGACAATCAATGCGGATGATCCAGAGGCTGGATGGGATGCTTGGACCCTTCCCGGATCAACGGCGCTTAACAACGTAACGGTTTCTGGCTCTAACGGCGTTACTGGCACCGACGCGATTGACACCATCTTGGGCAACTTAGACACTACTAGGTCTCTTGGCACAACCCCGACCGTCCTGAACGAGGTAACTACCACGGGAACTTGCCCAGCAGGATATACAAAAAACCCAATAACTGGTGCTTGTGAACTTGATGTCCTTACTGTTGACCAACTACCAGATTTGCCGCCTGTTACAAAATTGTGCGGGTATGGCCAGCACTTAGATCCTGTCACCAATGAGTGCGTAAACGACAGCGCTCTTGATTCCGTAACAGTTACTGGCTCATGTTTGCCCGGGTACACAAAAAACCCCGTAACTGGAGCTTGTGAACTTGACGTTCTCACTGTTGACGAGCTCCCAGATTTACCGCCTGTTACAAAGTTGTGCGGTTATGGGCAACACCTAGATCCCGCCACCAATGAGTGCATTGACGACAACATCCTTGACCCGGTAGTTGTTTCGGACTCGTGTTCCTCTCTTGGACCGGGTTACTATAAAGATCCCGTTACGGGCAAGTGCGTTAAAGACGAAGACCTATGGTGCGGCGAAGGGATGCACGAAGAAAATGGGGTTTGCGTCCCCAATGTCGTCGATACACCATGCCCCGCTGGTCAACACAGAGATGCGACTACTGGGAAGTGTGTTGTTAATACGGTAGTTGATACGTCTTGC